GGCGGGCGCAGCTTCCTCGGCACCCAGAAGCCGGCGTCGATCATGATCCGGCGGACGCACGCGGAGGAGATATCAATGCCGTGGCGCTCGCGCAGCTTCTCGGCGGCCAGGGTCCGGACCAAAGTCGGCGTAGCTGTCGCGGACGAGGCCGCGGACACGAGATTCCAGGCCGGGAGGCAACTGGCGATTGCTGGAACGTCCGCGCTTGCGCGATACCAGCCCGCTTGGCCCGTCCTCCAGGAGCCGCAAGACCAGCCGTCTGACATGCCGGGCACTGACGCCCAGACGTTCGGCTGCCCGCCAGCGCGCAAGGTGCCCATCGGCCACAGCCTGGATCACCTTCATGCGGTCAACTTCGCGCATGCTCATGGTCACCAATCCTTGTCTGTGCATGGCTGCCTCCCAAAGCGCCCGACGAAATTCGGAGCGTACGGGGAGGCAGCCTCAGGTGACATCTCTATTCATCGCAAAGGTGACATTACTAATAACGGCCAACACCGTTCCTCAACATAATCTATCTTATGTCAAATTGGACGTGCCTCACAGAAGCCGGTGCGGGCAGTCCAAGCATGCCAAAAAGCGACACCGGCCTGACCGGCAGCACATCAGCAAATCCAGTACCTCTCTCGTTGAAACGCCTGCATCATGCAGGCGTTTCTTCTTGGCCGCGATCTTCCGGTAATAGCGACGCCGCGCAGCATCCTGCACGCCACGCCGAAGAGTCCGAATGTAGAAATACAGATGCCGGATATCCCGCGCCACGGCTCGCGTTTCGTCTTCTGTCATTGCCTATACATCGGCTCGTAGCAGACGAAGTGCATGCACCCAACGTAGGGTTGCGGCACGAAATCGAACCTAGCAGCCTTGCTCCGCAACGGCCCGGCCTGCACGGTCAACACTGGCGTTGGCCTCCTGCATTTGCCGCAAATCCCCACGGGCCGCCGCTGCGTCTGCCGCTCGGCGCGCCGATCTGTAGCCTTCATGAGCAAGGCGGCAAGTCATGCCATACATGACGCCGCGCGCATAGGCTTGATTCGGATCGCCTCCAGCAGCAAGATACCGCTCCCTCGCCTCGTCCTGGCCACTTCGCACAACTCGATCCGTCGCAGAGCTTTTGCACGGCGCATCCTGTAAGGTCACCTTGCCAGCACCATCGCGGCACTGATAGATGGTGTCAGCTATGGCCGGCATCGACACGGCCAGCAGCAATATTGAAAATATGCGCATGATTCCTCCCGCAGCCATTCTAGCGCGAGAGAAAAACAGCTTGCAGTGAGAGGTAGGCAGGCCAGCGCCACGACTCTGCAGAGTAGCCATCGCACAACCCGCTACTCGGTCCCGCCAGCCTCGCTGAGCCGCTCGTCAACGGCCCGAAGGATAGCGAGCGCCTTGGTTCGTCAGCCCTTGACCGGCGCGCGGACACTCCTGACGCTCGACGCTGCAATTTCGTGCCACAGATCCAGCTGCGATCGTGGCACGATATTGCGCGTCACCGCCGCACCAGCCGTTTCACCGGCTCCGGCTCGTCGAAGACCTCGAGATCCATTGCAGATGGCGGGCGCCGCCGCCATGTCTCCGGCGCGACAACCACCACAGGCGACGGCGCGGGCGCTGCCACAGGCTCAGGCCGTGGCGCCGGCGTGGGATCTACCGCAACAGGCTTCACCGGCTGCTGCTGACCGCGCTCGCCATCAGGATCGAACGCCATGAAGAAACCAGTCTCCACGATCTGGCCGCATTGGTCAGGCCCAACCGGCAACCGCGTGCCCTGCTGCGTGTAGCACTTGCACCCACCGCGATACGTCACGCATGCGGCAGGCACAGGCACACGCTTTGGCTTGGTCAACTCATCATAGGCCGGCGCGGTGTAGTCCATTCCCGGCAGCCGTGGCGTGTACGACTGGATGTACTCAGCAGTCGTCAGCGGCTTTGACCGCCGATCCCCTTCAGTCCCGTAGGCAATTTGACCTGGCGCACCAGCAGGCCGACCTAGACCCTTGATCGCCGCCGCCTCGTCCGACTCGCCGTGCATCGGCCTATAGACCTTCTGGTAACCCACATACCCGAGCAGCACAACAGCCGCCAAGGCCAGCGGCACAATCGCGACAACCTTTGCCGGAATCTTCCGCTTGACCGTATGCACCTCCGCTGACTTGTAGAGGCCATAGACCGACTTCGGAAACTTAAACGTCTTACGAATCGAATCCTTGCGCCCTGCAGGCTTGTCGCAGTTCTCACGCACCGCATTCCACTCATGGAGACTCGAAGACTGCGCGCCGAACTTGCGCACAAGGTGAAGATGCCGACCGACCAGCCGCCGCGCATTAGTGTCAATCAGCATCGGATGCTGCGTGATCAGGAAAAGGCTGATCCCGTTATGCCGCAATGTTTCAAGCGCAGCCACATGACGAGGCACCGCCGACCCATTGGCCCGAAGCCGGTACGCCTGTTGCGCCTCATCGAGAACCACAATCGAACCGGGCGGCACGTCTGGCCAGTCCTCCGGCTTTTCAAGACGCGTCCAAGGCAGCATCAAATTATTGATGCCGTGGTAGTACACCGGCCGCGCTTCTTTCTCGGCAAGCTTCTTCACCTCATCAATGGTGAACAACGTTTTGCCGTTGCCCTGCAAGCCAGTCACCAACGTAACCACTGCGGTCATTTGATCACCATTTTCGTAATGGTGTCCGACGAAAGCCCTTCGAGCACCAGCCGTACCGAGATGGCCGAAAACAAGATGCTGATGCAGGTATCGAGCTTGACCAAACTCATCACCTGCACGAACTCAGGCGGCAGCGCATACAGGTTCTGAAGGATCAAATCCTTGATCGAGCCGACGAACGCTGTCAGACCCGTAAAGCTGACGTAGCCCACGCCGAGCGCGATCAGCACACGCCCGACCAACGACCCGACGACGAGCGCCAGCCCGCCGAGCAATGCAAGCAGAATTGTGGGCATTACTTGAACCCTCCGAGAACGATACGCAGCGCGCCAATGAGCGAGATAACAACGAAGATGCGCCCCAACCATTCAAGGTATTGGTTGAGCTTCGAGAATGGCAACGTAATCGACTGACCCGACACCGTGACCACCTTGTCGGATAGCCCGCCGCCGCCGAGAAACGGCGATTGGTCGAGCGCCGTCGCAATTGGCGTCACCGTACGTTGAGACGGACTCGCGGGGTTCCCTGCCGGATCATGCCCCGCCACCAGTTGCTGGCCGAGCGCAGAAGCGTCGTTCGGCTGCTGCAAATCGCACCTCGTATGCCACTGCTGATTCAGCATGGCGCACTGCACTGCATCACCCTTGCACACCGGCGGCGCCACACAGTCCGCACCACCTTCCGCTGACGAATTCGCCTTGCAGGCCGCATCGTTGGGATTCTTCGCACAGAACGTGTCGAGCGGCTCGGTGGTCTCCGTCTTCGTCCCATCCGGATTGGTCTTCGTCTGCGTGACGTTCGTCACGCCATTGTTGTTCGTGATCGTCGTCGACGTGTTGGTAGTCTGCGGAGGCGCCTGGACTCCACTCGCATCCGTATTGGTCGTCGTGCTGTTGCCCGTTTGCTTCACCGACGAGCCCGGCACATCACCACCCTTGGCGCAGATCCCCACACCGTTCACCGTGCCGTACACCAACCCCTTTTGTCCGCAGCTCACGACCGAGGGGGGATCATCCTTCTTTGTCGTCGTATCGATGCTCGTGTAATTCGCACCCGAACACGTTGCGCCTGTTCCAGCACCAATGGACATGCCATAGCCGAAAGAGCCGGCCACCGCTATTGAGCCCTGCGGATATGCGCAACCCTGAATGCAAGCCGTACCCGGTGCGCTCGTCGCCGAGCCAACGACCCACGCTCCCACGTACTGGTTCTTTACTGACGTCGCAGTACAGTCAGGGCCAGCAGGTGGCGCCTCATAATTCTTGTTTGAGGTGATCGACGTCCACCCGTTAGCGGCCGCGCTTGCGTTTGCCTTGATGTAGCAAATCGCATGTCGCAGGTCGCCTTCAATTAGCTCAATCCGATCATGGATATAGGTCGGTTTGGAATACAACCGATAAGACTCGCACGCCTGAAACGCTGTGCAGTTCTCCGCATAGCTCTTGCACGTGGCCCCACCATTGTCCTGCGTCCAAGGCGTCGACCCGTTCGCTACGACAGTGCCAGCAAATGCCTCAGAACCCGCGATCAGGAAAGATGCACAGACCACCGCCAAGGCGAGAGCACGACCCCGGCGGAGCCGTATCGAGCGCGGAACAGCCGCAACAGATGAGAACCACGAGTGCATAGACGGCTCCCCTTATCGATGCGTGAACATGATCCATGCCGCCCCCACTACCGCAATCACCACGAAAATCCCCATTCCCGTTCCCCATGAAAAACGGGGGCCGTAGCCCCCTGAGTCACCGCACATACGACCGCCACCAGAACCCGACCTTGATGGCGACTCGAATCAGCAACACGGCGCCTGCCACCGATCCGACATCGACAGCGATTACCTGCAGCGCGAGCTTTACAGCGCCGAGCGCAGCCACTTCACGGCCTTGACCGCCAGCACGATCAGGATCACGCCGGCACCGACCGTGGCCGCGTCGACAGCAGCCGTCGACAGAGCCGTGGATACCGAGGTATCTACAGCCGCGTTAGCAGCACCAGCAGCCAGAGCCACACCACCCACCACAGCGGAACGAATGAAACGCATAGGGATTCTCCCGAAAAACCCGGATAGCGCCGGGACGCTGTCAGCCAGTTGCCGACGGTTCATCGCCTGTCGATAGCGCGCCGAGCACAGCCCGGATCGCGTATGCACAGGCCCACACAAGCAAGATGGCGGTCCCGATGGTTCCACCGTCCTGCGCGCTCAGCGCCAGCGGGTTGTTCGTGTGCTCCGCTGACGTTGTGACCACGTACGCGCACGTGCCCATGTCTGCCGGCTGCGGACTGACCGCCGACAGAGTGTTATCGCTGTTGACCTGGACACAGAGCGGCACGCTTTAACCCCTTTCCTTCAGCACCGGGACCACATCAAACGCTTCGTCGCAGTGGTCCGCTGCCGTTTCGTATGCTTCCTCGCGCGTCTCAAACGTGCCCGCATGCTTGAGCCGGTTCGTGAAGCCCACGTCCCCGCTGTACGGGCACAAGAACTGCCCCGACTCGACCTCCTGCACGACGAACACCACGGACGCAGCCATGGCCTTAGCCCTTCTGCGCCGGATTCGGAACGAGGCTGTGAACGATCGTCTTCGACGCCTTACCGTTGCTCACGATCTCCATGTCCGCCTTGGCCACAAACGGAAAAGGCAGCTTTTCATACTTGGCAAACTCGTCGCTGGTGCCGATGTTGTATTCGCCAGCGGCCATGCCCTTGGCGGTCCCCTTGGACGAATCGAGCGGCGTCACGATGTACGCCTTAGTGCTGTCGTACGTCTGGCCGTTGTCCATCGATCCCTTGCTCGACTTCATACCCAGTACCTGAACCTCAGTGGTGAAACGCATGTGGAAATCTCCGTAACGCGGCTATGCGGCCATGCCCGACGCGCCGCTCCAGTCGTCGGGGCCGAATTCGTATTCGTTGAAGGATTGCGTGCGGTCCTGCTTGTGAACCGCTGTCTGCGCGAACTGCGCATCAGGAACTTTCAGGCGATCAGGCCAACGACCCATCTTGTCTCGCACTGCTGCAACTAGCGCTTCCGCACCCATCAGATCCGCCAGCACACCCACGTACTTGCCGACCTGCTGCGACATCATCTTGAGCGACGCATCGACGTTGATCTCAGCCGTCTTGCGCTTGATCTCGACGCGCAGCGGCGTGACGACGAGCGACAGGTGTGCAAAGGCTTTCGGATATGCGCCCATGAAATAGGCGCTCGGATCAAGCAGCACATCGAAAGGAATCAGCATCGACTTGTTGGCAAGTTCGACTTCCAGCCGAACCCACACCGATCCTGCATCGCCCTGCTCCATGCCCTTTTCATAGCCACGGAACATCTTGCCGGCCTTGCGTGTGCCCACGTACAACGTGCGCCCCTTTCCGTTCGGAAACTTCCAGTTCCCGGCGTGCTGGCACTCGGGCATGGTGTAGGCATTCGTGAAGAAGCCGTCCGTGTGCATCTGGTCAAGCTGATCGACCGTGATACGGCCATCGAAGCAATCGTGCGCGAGATCCACCCGCGTGATCACCGGGCGCTTTGCCGTCTTCGTGATGAAGTCGTACAGCCGCGACTCCCAACCGGACGTAGCGGCCAACGTGCCCTGGCCTGACAGCACGATCA